GCCCAGTATTTCTCCATCGGAATGCCCATCGCTATCTGTCCCTCACCGACGGCCCATCTCCCCTGCATGTAGCCTTCGCCAACCTCGGTGACGGCCACCAGATGGGCGCGGCTCTGGATATGAAGCTGGGGCTTGCCGATTGCGAACTCCTCGAAGCGGTCGCTGATCATCTTTGCCGTCTTGTTATAGCTCCAGCCCTCGTCCATAGCGTGGGTGATCTGGGTCCGGATATACTTCATCGTCGTGTTGTTAATCTGCGTGACTAGCTCTGCCGACTTGTATTGTGCATAAGCCAGCGCATCCGGATGGGCCTCCAGCTTGAAGAAGCCAGCCAGTTCCAAATCGGCCCAGGCGGAGTAGCCGCCCGCTTTCAGGGCCTTGAGTATTCCCTTCTTCGTAGAATCCTCAAAGAGATAGAATGTAACTCCTGCTATCTCTCTCCAAATAGCCTCTAGTTGCGCTGGGCTGATATTTGCAGGAAGAGCGCCCTCTTCGAGTTTGGGAAACCAGGGCTCAAGCTCGGCGAATTGCTCAAGAAAGAGCTTGCCTTGTTTGCGGAAGGCCGCTTGCAATTCCGCCTCCAAACTACGCTCTATCGGCTTCAGGACTCTTCTCTTCTTAAGGTTCTGTGTCGCTTCCAAGAAGCGGCTCGTTGACTCCAATGCAAACTTGAGAAATCTAAGAGGCTGTGCCCGCATATTTTTCTAATAGCCTCTCTAGGGTCGCCTTGAAGTCCTCCATGCCCTTTGCGATTTCGTCGTCTTGTTCTTGCTCGGCTTCTTCTCTTTCCTCCCAGCCCTCCGGGTACATCTCTTCAAGAATCTCGTCCACGTTTTGCTCGCCAAGAGCCGTCAGAAGCATTCGGGTCAAGTCGTCCATCTTGATCGTGTCAGCCGGAGCAAAGCCCTTCAGAGTAGCCGCATCCGCTATGGAATCGATGACCGTGTCAATATCTCGTTCTACCAGCGGCGGGAATCCCACGTCGATAGATGGATCTATATCCTCGTTCCACTCAATGTGCTCGATTGTCTTGCCATCCTCGTCTTCCTTTACAACCCTGCCCAGCCCCGCTAGCGGCCCGCTTGGAGTCTTGATCGCTTGCAAGAGAGCGTATTCAAAAAGGTTCTTGTGGATGTCCGCCCACAACGTCTGCCGGTCTCGCATCTGCAGTTCCGTGGGCCTGTCAAGGGATTTGGCTGTTGCCAATGTCCCCACAGACACATCACCGAAGAATGTCTCGGGCAAGCCCGTCGCCGCGCATACCATAAGCAGGATTCGGCGCCCATCCTCGGCAGACACCGTAGCGCCGGCTGTCCGCACAGGCTGGAGATCCCGCCCTTCCGCTAGCAAGGCCATCGCCCCCGTCACCGGAGGAGGTCGCGTCTCGGCAGTCGCCCCGCCGCCGGTAGCATAAGTCGTTCCCATTTTGGCCTTCATGCTGGCGATCTCGCCCTTGCTCTTCAGGCCAGTCGCCTTGAAAGCGAATCTGCGATAGGCCCGCACGATAGAGGCCCAATCCTCGAGGAACTCTTTGTATGCCTTGGCCCAATCGATGGCGGCATAGACTTCGGAAACGCCGAACGTCCAATCGCTGAAGCCGCCGACTTTGACGTGATAGATCGGGCGATCCCAGTGGACTTCTTTCTCGGCAATCCGGCCAGGCTTGTCGCCTGGAAGGTATCGCCAGTCGGGGTAGTATTCGATGATCTCTTCAGTCCCGATAACTAGCCCTGTAGTCGGGCTGAATGTGTTCCGCATAAACCGGCGCATGTAATACCAAGGCTCTTTCGCATCCTCAGGGTTATGGACAACCTGATCAATCTGGCCGAACGGGATTGTCCTGATCCGCACTTGGCCTGTATCCGAATTGGGAAAGAGTACGAAGAAAAGATTGCCATCAATCTGCAGCTCGGCCTCTTTCATCATCCGGGCTTGGTGGCTGGTCAACTCCACCTTGTTCTTGTCATCGTCCATGAAGCCCTGAATCACTTCGTTGATGTCTTCGTCTTTCGCTTGGACATTTATCCCCTGACCGAAGACGTAATATTTCTGGACATTGATGCCCCGTTGGACAAGCGGGTTCTTCAGGTAGAACAGTCGGCCAAGCCGCACGATCTTCCGCAGCGCGTCCCGGCTGAATTGCTCCTCGATGTCGCCGTGAATTGGGAGCCATCCCTCGTCTTCGAGGGCCAGCTCCAGCTCCCATAACCGCTCCCGGAGCAGATCGTAGTTGTTGTATACTTGGTCGATCTGGCGGAATTCGTCGCCGAGGATTCGTTTAGCCGCTTCTTGGATTAGGCCCATCTATGCCGCAGGAATCCTTTCTTCCCAGCCCTCGCCCGTCGCATCCCTCATCCGGATGGTCTGATTGATCACGATGCGGGGATCGTAGCCGTGCTTGCCGATGAATTTGGCGCGGGCTTCCTCGGCCTCCTTTTGCATTCTTCCCTTGGTCTTGAATGTCGGCAGCTTATAGCCTTTTGCTTTGAGTGCTTTTCTGACTTCTTTCGTTAGATCGTCCATTGGTTCCTCCCTCTAATATGGCGAGATCTCAACGACCTCATCGTAAACTAGCATTACTTCCTCTTCTTCCTCTTCCAACATCAGTTCGTGGTAAGCCCATACCTCAGCATCTAGGTTGTTCGGCGACTTCTGTTCCCCCGGCACATAAGAGCACTCTTGATCTTCCAGATCCGCAAAGAAGCCAACGTGATGCGCTCTGCCCTGCTCAAATAGGTTAGCTACTGGCTCCGCCCGGGTGTACTTCCCCCTGGTGGCCCGGACGCACTTATAACTGACATTCGCGCCGCCTGGTATGCTGCGGATGACATGCTCGATCATGTCGCCGCCATTGTTGATCTCTCCGACTATCACATCCGCCTTCCACTTGTGATAGGCTGCGACAACGGCTTTTCCCCATGTCCCAGGTGATCCCGGCAATGTCAGGTCATCTAGCGTCCAGCCGTGCCATTCGCCTTGCCAGAGGGCTATGCCGGCCACAACTATGCCCGTCTCCCCCACAGTAGCCGCTGGATCCACGCCGACAGCTATCCTTGCCAGCTCCGGATGCTCCGTGACCCGCGTCTGTTCAAGCAAGTCTCTGGTCCAAAGCGCCCCTGGTACGTCATCGAGGATGTCGCCGTGGATCTCTTGCCTGCCCAGCCGGGTGCCGTCGTATTGCCGCAGGATTCGTTTTAGGAAGTGTTTAGAAAGGTTCTCTTTGTTCTCGTAGCTTGACCCCACGATGTCCACGGTATCGGGATCAGCTATCAGCTTTTTGATTATTGGAATTGGTCTCGGCGTTGTGGTGCAACATACTCTTGGGTCTGATCCAAGCCGAAGGCCAAGCTCCATATTGTTCCAAGTCAGCTCTGGATATTTGAACTTGGCTAGTTCATCTACCCAAACGGTATCATGCTCCGGCCCTCTTAGTTGGTCGGGTTCGTCGCCGGAAAACGCAACCGCCACTTGTCCATCCGGCCAAGTCAACCTGCGCTTGCTTGGCTCATAATTCGGCATGAAACCGCGAGGCGAAGACTTTAGGATGCTGCCTTGGCTAACCTCAATCATCGTGTCTCGGACATCCGCCTTGGTTTGGCCTATCAATGCGATCTGCTTATAGCCTCGCCGCGCCCTGTCGATGATCCATTCGGCTCCTGTCCTGGTCTTGCCGAATCCCCTCCCACTCCGGAGTAGCCAGCAGAACCAATCCCCCTCCGGCGGCACCTGCTTATCTCTTGCGTGCTGGACATACCACCAGTTGATTTCGTCGAATTCAGCCGGTGATAGATCTTCAAGCAATCTCTCTTTCTGATGCGGCTTCAGGGTCTTCCATTTCTCTCTCAATTGCCGCCAAGAGTTTGCTTCTGGCATCGCTTACTTTCGTCTCGCTGATCGTATCTGGCTCACCGCCCATCACCAGGGCCTTGTCTACAAGAATGCCGAAGGCTACTGCGACCTTATCCCCCTTCATATTCGGCAGCTTCTCCTTCAATTGCTTCAGTGCTTCTCGCGCAGCACCCCAGACATCGTCTATCAGGCCCGTTCTTTTTTCGCGGCGAAGTTCGGCGAAGTCATCAGAATACAGGCCCTTCCAGCCCCTAAGAGTCCTGGCCGGAATGCCGGTCTCCTTTGATGCGGCTTCAGCATTGCCTCCGTTCTCAGCCAGCGCCTGCAACCCTCGTTCTATGTCCTCTGGCGATCTTTTCTTTCCCCTCACGATTTCTTTGCCCGTATCTCTAAGATGATGCCCCTTTGCTGGCATTCAGTCAGTGGTTCCATAACTTTCCTGGCTTGTTCTGGCAGATCCAAGGTCAAGCGGATCCCACCATCAACGAGGGTTTGTACTTTGCAGACTTCGGCGCGGAAGGTGATCGTGGTTTGTTTAGTCAATCTTCAAGCCCACTCAATAGCAGTTCGGCGTCTGCCATAGCGACCTCATGCTCTTCAAACCTTTTTTGTCCATGACGCCGCCGCCGCTCAATTCGCATCGCTTCTTTGACCCATTCAGGCCAATCCCTGCTATGCCAAGGATTGAGCGAATATCCCTGAACGCAGGCTTCGCAGAAATGGTAACGTGTCGCGGGTATACGAGATTGGCATATCGAACAAAGTGGCCTCATGGCGCGTTTATTCCTATTCCTATAGACGATTTTTGGGCATGTCTATCAATGTTGACTTCAGCCGCCCATCACTCTACGTAGTTTTGCCAGGCCGTGATCTAGCCGCTGGCTAATACATTGAGGCGTCACATGCTCAATCTCTGCCAGCCTACGCATTGTCN